AGCATGCTGAAAATTATTTTCATACAGTTCTTGAAATAAATGAAGAAAGTAAATTATATATAAAAAATTCATGGGTAACAAAACACGGTAAAGGAGACTATACTCAACCACACTACCATGCTAATTCTGTTTTAACTGCTGTTCTATATTTAAAAAACACAAAAGGAGCGGGGAAACTACATTTACATAGACCTGAAACTTTTACTCTTTTGCCCGCAGGCTTACAATTTAAACACAAATCATATAATATGATTAATGCAGTAACGTACGCTCTTGATCCTTTTGATGGTCTTTTAGTTATAATGCCGTCTCATTTAAAACATAGTTCTGGTAAAAATGAAACTAATCTAGACAGATATCTAGTATCTTGTGATTTTTTTGTAAAAGGTAGTATAGGGTTAGGAGACATGGCATTAAAGATATGAGGAAATTTTTTTTCATATCAGGTCTACCTAGATCTGGAAACACATTATTAAGTTCTTTGCTTAATCAAAATCCAGACATTACGGTCTCAGGACAAAGTATTATTCCAGAAATTTTTTTTAGAATAGAAGAAATAAAAAATACTCAATGGTATAAAAATTTTCCAAACGAATCCGGTATTGAAAACGTAAGTAAAAATATATTTAATAATTACTTTAAAAATATTAAAACTAAATTTGTTATAGATAGGGGTCCTTGGTCTAGTGAATATAACTACACTATGTTAAAAAAATACCTTAATTATGATTTTAAAATCATAGTATTAGTGAGAGATGTAAATGAAATACTTTCTTCTTTTATAAAACTATCTCAAGAAAACGAAAATTTTTTTGTAAATAAAAGGTACAATGAAAGAATAGTTACTGAGTGTTGGAGAGATGAATTAGAAGAAAAGTGTAATATACTTATGGAAAAAGATGGTTTTATAGATACATCATTAGCAGGGATAAAACATTTAATTAATTTTGCAGAAGGTAAAAATTATCAGTTTTTTGAATATAATTATTTAATTAATTCTCCAAAAAAATTTTTAAGAGATGTGTATAGTTTTTTAGAAATCCCTGTATATAAAGATCATGTGTTTAAAGAATTAAATCAATTTTCTTTAGGTTCTTTGATGTATAATGACATAGTTTTTGGTGGTCCTTTACATACTATTAAATCTAAAAAAATATTTAAAAATAAAACTAAAAATGTTTTACCAAATAAATTAATTAAAAAATATTCTGACATGGAGTTTTGGAGAACAAGATGATTGAAGTATTTAATAAAAAAATAAATCCTATTTTAGACTTTACTATTCCAAATGATTTAGCAAAAGAAATTAAAAAATTTGCAAAACTTAATTATAAAAATAGAGATTTATTTAAATTTAACGGACATGGAAGACAATACTGTAATTTAAATTTACATGATTTAGAAATTTCTAAAAAAATAAAATTGTTTCATAAAGAATGCATGCAAAAATTAAATATAAAAAAATATTATCCTGAAGATATTTATGGTAATTTTATAGGAGTAATAGCTTTAAAAGGAACTCACGTGCATGTTCATTCTGACCCTAAAGATGATAAAGGTAATGTTCATTTTAGACTTTTATTTATGATACAAAATGCACAAAAAGGTGGAGAACCTATTTTAAAAGGTACAAAAATAAAAATAAAAAACAATCAAGGATGGACAAATTTTGCATCTGAATGGGAACATTCCTGTTCTCCAGTATCTGGAAAAACATTAAGAATAATTGTTAGTATGGGTGCATATGTTCCAAAGGAGGAATTTAAAACATGGATAAAATAGAAGGTATATTTCAAACCCCGTTGTTTAAAACTAAACTAGAAAATACACATGGTTTGGATAGAGAATTAATTAATTTATTAGAAGAACAAAAAAAATTAAAAGCAGGTAGAAAAAAAACAAACAAAGGGGGTTTTCAAACTAAACTTTTAGAATCAGGTTTACCTGCAGTAGATAAGTTTCATCAATTTGTATCTCCAACTGTAATAGAATTTTTAAAAAAAATTAATATACCCGAAGATTCTATAGTAAGATTATCTCCATTATGGATAAATAGTAATAAAAAAGATTCTTATAATTTACCCCACACTCATGATGGAGAGTTTTCTTTAGTTTATTATTTAAAAGCACCTAAAGATTGTGGATCAATTGTATTTAGAAACCCTAATCCCGCCTTTACAATTCTTCAATTTTACAATTTACCTTTTCCTAAATTTAATTATTATAATAGTCAAGAGTTCGTTGTTAATCCTAAACAGAACGACTTATTAATATTTCCCTCACACCTTGTTCATAGTGTTCAACCTAATTCTAGTAAAAAAGAAAGAATTAGTTTGTCTTTAAATATATATATTACAGATGAATAATTTTATAAGAGAGTACAAAATCCCTCTTAAAATATGTGATGATATTATAAAATATTTTAAAAAAAATAAAAAACTACACGTACCTGGAAAAATATTTAATTCAGAAATAGGGTGTGGTGAGGTAAATTATAGAGCTAAAGTAAGCACTGACATGGGAGTAAAAGTTAAAAGTGGCATTAAAATATTTGATAAATACAATTCTTTTTTAATAAAATGTATTCATAAATACGTTGAAGAATTTCCAGAAATGCATGATTTAGATTCTTTTGGATTAACAGAAGGTTATAATGTGCAATACTATAAAAAAAATGAAGGTTTTAAATTGTGGCATTCTGAAAGAGGATCTTCTACAAGTAGAAGAATGTTGGTTTTTATGACTTATTTAAATGATGTTCCTGATGGAGGAACTCATTTTAAAAACTATGATTTAACTGTTAAAGCCAAAAAAGGTAGTACTGTAATATGGCCTTCTGATTTTACTCATACACATAAAAGTCAAATATCTAAAAAATACTCTAAATACATAGTAACCGGTTGGATCAATTTTATTGAAAACTAAAACCTTTTGTAATATTATCAATAATTATGCTACAAAAACTAGGTTTTTTACCAGGATTCAATAAACAAGTTACATCTACCGGTGCTGAGTCTCAATGGATAGATGGAGAAAATGTACGTTTTAGATACGGTACTCCTGAAAAAATAGGTGGTTGGAATCAATTAGGTGATAGTAAACTTACTGGCGCGGCTAGAGGATTACATCACATGGTTAATAAACAAGGTATTAAATATGCTATTATAGGCACTAATAGAATTTTATATGCATACTCAGGAGAAGTTTTCTACGACATACACCCTTTAGTTAATCCATCCGGTACAGCTATTACAAGTGCGTTTAGCACGACTAACGGATCACCAACCGTTACAATTTCATTTGGAACTAATCATAGTTTTCAGGAAGGAGATATTATTTTATTTGGAGATGCATCTACCTTTAGTGCAATTACTAATTCTAATTTTGTTGCCGCAGATTTTGCTAATAAAAAATTTATGGTAACTAGTGTACCAAATGCAACAAGTATAACTATTACAATGTCTTCTAATGAAACAGGGTCTGGTGCAACAACATCAGGCGGTATAACTTTTTTTCAATACTATCATGTAGGTCCAGCAGAACAAGTTGGTGTTTTTGGGTGGGGTATATCTCAATTTGGTGGAACATCAACAGCTCCTCAAACAACCACATTAAATGGATCATTAAGTGCTAATTCTTTTGGTACTGGTGGATCTGGAACTAATATTATTTTAACGTCTGTATTAAATTTTCCAACAGTAGGAACTAATTTTATACAAGTAGGCACAGAAGAAATTTCTTACACAGGGGTAGATACAGCAACAAATACTTTAACTGGAATAACTAGAAACGTTAGAGGAACAACAAATGCCTCTCACAGCTCAGGAGATACAGTCACAAATTACAGTAATTTTTCTGGTTGGGGTCAATCATCAGCTGATACTGATACTGTTGCTGAACCTGGACTATGGGCCTTGGACAATTTAGGTAGTACATTAATTGCTTTAATTTTTAATGGTGAATGTTTTGAATGGAATGCTGATTTAAATAATGCAGCAACAACCAGAGCTACAATTATATCTGGTGCACCAACAGCATCACGTGATATGTTGGTATCTACGCCCGATCGTCACTTAGTATTTTTTGGAACAGAGACAACTATTGGAGATAAAGCTACACAAGATGAAATGTTTATTAGATTTTCTTCTCAAGAAAATATTAATGACTACACACCTACAGCTGAAAATAGTGCTGGTACACAAAGACTGGCCGCTGGATCACGGATCATGGGTGC